GGCGGTATTGGGCTCGCCAAATGCGCCCCTTTATCGTCGTCCACACGCATTTAACCGTGATTTCCGTAAACTCATTCATGGCTTTCGAATATTGAGGTTAGCAATTTTCCAATCTCCTTTGCGCGGTGCTGATTGGATAGCACCCAGCCGAATACCACGGCAATCGGCGCGATGAACGCCAACAAGGTGATAAGATGTGCCATAGCGGCCTGTTTTAACGGTTGGACTTGGAGGGGAATACCCGGCTTACGAGTATGGTGCCGACAACGACAGCATACGCGGGATAGAGCACGCGGAACTGAGCAAGGAAACAGCCTAAAGCATGCTCCTCGCACGTGGCGCGGATAACGTTGGTGTAATCGACCCTATCAGATGAAAATAGGGGTTTGTTGGCCTTCAGATGGCAACGGTAGAATGCGGTGCGGCTTTTCTTCGCGCGCGGTGTGGTCTGGGTGTTATTTACCCGGATACCACTAACTTTATCACGGTTTGGCATTGTGAGATAAAAAGTTAGTTAATAATATATAACAAAAGAGGCGAGCCCCTTTCGAAAGTCGCCAAACCGTGCAATCATACCGAGATACGATTGTCTCAAGGAGCCCGCTTTATTTTAAGCGGTTCTGATGTGTTTTTGTGCTTGTCGGTAGAACTCGCACGGTTTGGCTCTACAAATATAGGAATTCATTCCGAATCTGCAAAATTATTTTGAAATTAACCGGGCGCGTCCACCTTGTATCTTGTATTCACGACCACAATCGGCACAAAAGATAATCTCGTCATCCCAGTCTTGTTCCAACCATTCTAATTCATCAGAATCGTTAGCGTCGCAAGCGCTATTACGATCTATCAATACCCTTCCGCAAAGACACTTTAGTTTGATGTTAGATGTATATTCAATATCTGTCGCATAAAATTCGCATTCAATACCCTCTGTTTCGGCTTCCTCGGCCGCTTTTTGGGCTGCTTTTTCATAAGCCTGCAAACATTCGATTTGCTCTCGGTTTCCAATTTCAGGTTCGATAATGTTATTGCCACGCATGAACTGACCGTTCACAATGCGTAAGGGTTGCGTATTATCCATATTATCTTAAATTAAGTGCCAGCCGATTTTAATCGAACAGCGTCCCTTGAACAGTATCACCCGGGCTTCTCATAGCATCTGCCCACCGTTCATGAACAAACAACCGCTCCGCTCGTTTCGTATTTTTAGTCGGTGAATAGGTACACGTTTTGTTGATACTCGCAATACATACGAAGTCGTCCGGCATGGAATATTCCGAAACGAACACCGGGAATTCCATGCTGCGCAGCCATCTATAAAATCGTTCATGGTCGAAATCGTCGATATACCCCGACGTGTTAGCATACGGCGGGTCGCAGTATACCGTCGCGCCCGGCGGTATAGCAACATCGCTGTAATCCTTTCGGGACAGTTTCAGTCTTTCCAGACTTTGCAGACTTTGCAGACTTTCCAGACTTTTCAGTCTTTCCAGACTTTGCAGACTTTGCAGACTTTCCAGACTTTGCAGACTTTGCAGACTTTCCAGACTTTGCAGACTTTCCAGTCTTTCCATGCTTTGCAGTCCTTCGTTTAAGGCCGCCCACGGAATAGTTAACGCTGGTAAAATTTCTTGCAACTTCTCGTATTGCTCTGAGGTTGGCAACGCCCATTGAGATTCGCTAAAATAATGCCTACCCATATAATTCCCGAGGTGTCGATAGACATCTTTTTGCGTAAGACCGGATAATTTCAGAGCATTCTGTAAATACCCCCGCAAATCCGCTGACTTGACCCGAAAAATATCTGCATGCATCACCTCTATATTCAATGTGCCGTCGGCATTATATTTCGGCGTCACGCCGCATTCCTCACACAGTTTCAGCACCTTTTGTGTCAAGTCCTCTATTTCTTTCCGAATTTTTGCGAATTCCCGGACAAACCCTCGCCACATCAAACTTGCTTCGCCGGGTGTTTTTGCAAAAAATATCGCATGAAGGTGCTTTTTGAATCGCTCTGTTTCCGGAGCATACAAATAGGATTTCATATTATTCCCAAAGCTCCAACAAAGCCGCACGTAGGGGTCGATGTCTTTGAGACGGAAGAAATTCTCCCGACTGATCCATCGACGTTCATTCCGGTATTTCCCAGCGATGGCATCACGGAAGACTTGGGGATATTCCGTAATATCGTTTGCAATGAAACGTCCGAATTTACCAGACAATATGGCAGCGTGAGTTACCGCACATCCTCCGGCAAATAAGTCTACAAATGTATGCGACTTGGGAAGGTGAGAGACAACCCATTTCGCAATGCTGTTTTTACTACCCTTGTAGGGCAATCCATAACTCATATTTACCTTAAATTAAGCGCCATCCTCCGCGACCTCTCGGCATTCTTGAGGTAGCTAGTTTTGTACTTCTCATTGGCCTTGTCGGGTGTAACCCAAAGCACCGTGTTGTTGTCGAGCCGTAAAGGCACAAGTCCTTTGTCTTTGAGCTCTTGAAGATATTTATTCATGATCGTTTGATTGTATCCAAAAGAAGCGGGGGCTTCTGACTGCCCCCGCGGTGGCGGCGTTACTGTGCTTCGCGCCGCCGATTTGCGTTCTTTATCTCCCGTTTCGTGGGCTTAGCCCGCCTCGGCCTTGCTACTTCCTTCACGCAGCCTCGGATTGTCGAGGGATATACCCTCTGTCAGCTTCCGTTGTGACAGACGCCCAAGCGCCCGATCAAACTCACAACATTAGGGCTAGAACCCCGTTGAGCTACCCGGATTCGAACCGGGAGTACCGCCTCCAAAGGGCGGTGTGTTAACCA